ATGCCGTGGACCGCTCCCCTATCCCGCCCCGTCCGGCCGCGAGGCCGCACGCCCCTGCGGAGCCTCGCCGAGGCCCGCGCTTATCTCCTGACGCTGCCGCCCGCCGAAGCGGCGCGGCCGGCCTGGCAGACCGCAGCCGGCCTGTTGATCACGGCAGCGGAGGCCGGCACCATGGCCGCGACCGAGGAGGCGACCGCGCAGCTCGAGCGGGCGTTGTTCATCGGCTACCGCCTGGACATGACCGGCTAATGGACCTTCGCCTTCGGCGCACGGAGATTCCGACCGGGACGCCTCTCGTCGACGACTGGCGCGTCACGCTCGCCGGCCACACGATCGGCCGGATCATGCGGGTGCAGCGCGCCGGCGCGGAATGGGTCTGGTTCTGGTCGTTCTACATCAGCCCGAACAGCACCGCCGATCGGGGTGACGCTGCGACCCTCGAAGCAGCCGCAGCGGCGTTCCGGGCCCGAGCCGAGGCGGCGGCGCCGTTCGATCCGCACCGAATGATCTACCTGCCCAGGGAGAACGAACGATGATCCGACCGCCCGGTTTCTATTGGGCCCGCGTCGACATCGACGGCGCAGGGCCGGCCGAGGAGCCGACCGTGGTCGAGGTCGACGGCGACGGCGACGTGTCGACGATCGGCCGCGACGAGCCGCTCGATCCGAACCGGGTCGAGTGGATTGGGCTCGCGGTTTCTCCGCGCGCATGACGGACCAGCCCCGGATCCGGCGCGGTCGCTTCCGGGGTGAGCCGGTCGGCGGCGCGCCCGCCGGCGAAGCGGATCACCTGGTGCGCTGCCCGGCCTGCGGGGGGTGGATCGACTGCCGCGATCTCGGATGGGTGCTCGACCACGTCGGCCCGCTGCCGCATCCGGCGAGCGACCGGGAGCAGTAGCCCGGACGCCTCAATGCTCGCCGTCCTCGAGGCGGGCGCGCAGATCCTCGACGGCCCGCCGCGTCTCGCGGCCCTCGTCGATCGACCGCTCGATCCGGTCGGCGAGCCGATTGAGCCGGTCGCTGGTCTCGCCGTGATGCCGGCCGTTGGCGGCGAACATGCGCTCGATCGCCCGCGCCGCCTCGCCGAGCTCGCCGTGCAGCCGGTCGAGCTGCTCGACCACGTGGCGTTCGGCGAGGCCGGCGCCGATGGCGGTCCGGCTCTCCGCCGGCAGCACGGCCGGGTTGCGCCGCGCCTCGGCACGCGCGCGCAGCACCGTGATCCAGGCGACCAGCACGGCGCCGCCGGTGCCCGAGCCGAAAATGGTGACCCACCAGGTGAGGACGTCGCCCGAGGTCAGCCCGACGTGATCCGCCATCGCCCCAGGGCCCCCGATCGGTATGAATCGCCGGCCCCACGGACCACGGAATGCGCCTCGAACACCGCCAGCACCGGATAGAACGCCAGCGCCGAGGGCGTGGTGCCGGGGTCGGCCCCGGCCCACAGGAGCCACCACAGGCCGAGCCACCAGCCGAGCCCCCAGGCCGCGCCGCCGGCCCGCAGCAGCGGCGAGCGCCGCCAGCGGCCGTTGATCCACAGCGCCGTCATCCGCATGGCCCCGATCGCGATCGACACCGCAGCCCACACCGGCTCGGGCGCGATCAGCACCAGCAGGCGGAATCCGGAGAGCCCCAAGGTCTCGCCGGGCAGCGCCACCGCGATGCCCCAGGAGATCATGAGGCTCGCCAGCAGCCACTCCGTCATGCGCGCCTGGATGTAGGGCGAGCGGTCTGGCATGCCGGGCCTCACGAGGCGCGATCGGCCGGCGCCGGCACCAGGTCGCGCTGTCTCGCTCGACCGGACGGCCGCCGCTCGCCGTGCGGCGTCACCTCGACGGTCGCCCGGCTGTGGCGGTCCTGCTCGTCGCGCGAGCGCGGCGCGGGCGGCGGGCGGAGCGGCGTCACGCCGGGGATGCTGTCGTCGCCGATGGGGGTGATCTCGATCTTCATGCGCTCGCCCCTATCGATCGGCCCGGGTCAGGATCCCGGTGCGGAACTTGTAGACGACGTCCAAGACGCCGAGCGCGACCTTGACCACCACCCAGAGGCCGCCGCCGATGGCGAACAGCCACCAATGCGTCACGCACCACTGGACGGCGCCGATCAGCGTGGTGGCGATCGACGTGATCGAGGCGGCCGTCTCGCCGACGCTCGCCATCGTCTCCTTGGCCTGGTCGAGGATGCCGCTCTGCTGGATGCCGCCGACCACCCCGCCAAAGCCCAGCGCCTTGCCGAGCCAACCGACATCGTCCAGCGTCTTGATCTCGGGGGAGCCCTGGGCGCGCAGCTCGGCCGCCGTGGCGCCGGCGCGGCTCGCCGCGATCTGGCGCGGCCCGGCCTTGGCAAGGGCGGCGCGCATCTCGTCGTCGACCTGGTCGCCCTCGCCCAGCCCGTGCTCGGCCCGGAACGTGCGGATCGCCGCGCTGGTGTTCGGGCCGGCGAGCCCATCGGGCCGGCCGACCATCGTGTAGCCTTTGGCGCCGAGCTGGCGCTGCAGGTCGTAGAGCGCCGGGTCGCCCTCGTCCGCAAGCCCGGGACGCGCCACCGGGGCGGCGGGGGGCGGCGCCGGCGCATCCCGACCCCGCAGCGCGGACCAGAGGGTGCGCAGCAGGCCGGGACGCTCGGGCAGCGCAATCGGCGTCGGCACGGTGGTGACGGTGGGCGGGACCATTTTGGTGACGCCGACGGAATGGTCGCCGGAGAGCGACAGGCCAAAGGCCAGCGCCTGGTCCCAGCGCGCCGTGAAGCCGCGCCAGAACTGAGCGCGCCGGCCATAGGCCTCGACCTCGTAGGCCTCGCGGGCGGCGCGCAGCGCGGGCAGCAGGATCGACGGCGGCATCGTGGCGGCCGCGGCCTTGGTGGCAGGACCGACGTCGCCGTCCTGGTCGACGCCGACGGCGCGCTGCAGCACCTTGGCCGCCCCGCCCCGTCCGCGATGGTGGATGGTGTCGCGCAGCATGAACTCGACGCCCGGGTCGCTGGTCCAGTCCGCGGCCGGCGCGGTGTCGCGCAGGATGTATCCGCAGGCCTTCGCCTCGGCCGCCTCGGCCTGGCCCGCCTCGATCAGCCCGGCGAGCTCGGCCGCCTCGTCCGGATGATAGCGATCGTTGAAGCCGGCCACCTCGTAGGTGCCGCCCTGATCGCCGGCCGGCAGGCGGTACACGGCGAGCCGGCCTTGCTTGTCCCGCCGCGCCTCGAAATCGAGGATGTGCTTCGCCATTCGGGTGCGCAGCGCGTCGCCGGTCGGCGGCCGAGGCTGGACCTTTTCTCCGTGGTCGGAAGCATGGTCGACGCCGGCCGCCATCCTGGCCCGCACGGCCGCGATCACGTCGGCCTTGACGACGTTTTTGCCCGGGCAGGCGTGCGTCGTCTTCTTGTCCTCCTTGTGCAGGCGGATGGTTCCGGGATCGAGGCCGAGCCGCGCGCACAGGATCGCGATCGCCGCCACGGCATTGGCGCGCACCGCCGCCCCGCGGCCCGAGGTGAAGGGCTCGCGATCGAAGTCGCCGAGCATCTCGACGCCGAGCGCGACGGCGTTCCAGCTCGGCGAATGCACGCCCGCCTTGGTGAGCGGCGTGAACACCCAAATCTGCCGGTCGTCGACGAACAGATGCGGCCCGGCGGACCAGTGCTGGTCGTCGCGATAGTAGCGCTCCAGGTTGGCGATGTGCTGCCGGGTCAGCCCGTCCGGCCGCTGCGCCAGCGACGGCGACGCCGTGTTGTGCAGCACGACGAATTGCGGCGTCCAGCCGGTCCAGCGGAGCCCGGCCACATAGGCCGCGAAGGTGGCGGGGGTGAACGACTGTCCGACGATGCCTTTCCAGGCCATGGCGTGCTCCATTGCTCCGGCGCGCGGGCCGGCGATCAGTCTCGTGATGTTCGGATGGGCAGCTGCCGGCGATCGGGGCCGGCGGCGGTGCGTCGTCGTGCTCGCGCGCCGGAGAATCGTTCAGGCGTAGACCAGAACCTCTTCCGGCGTGTGGGGCATGCCGGCATTGATGATGTCGTTGTTCGCCGTCGCCGTGCCGGCACAGACCGGCGCGTCGGTGAAGTCGCAGCCGATCACCTGACCGGTCGGGATGGACGGCCAGGCGAAGAACTTGTTGCCCGGCTTCACCAGCTGGAGCACGTAGGCCCCCTGATTGCCGGCCGGCGTGGTGACGTTCATCAGCATCGTCTGACCGTTGATGGTCTTCTCGTAGAGCACTTTCACTGCACCCTCCATGTCAGGACACCCGATTGATCGCGAGGTTGAGAGACTGCGGATCGGCGGGCTGGCCGGCCGCGTTCGTGACGGACACGATCACGAAGTCGTCGAACCGGTTTTCGCTCGGCACGCAGGCCGAGAAGCCGGACTCGTCGGTCCACGCCTGCGCGACGAAATCCGTCGTCGGCAGCGTCTCCGAGAAGAACACCCAATATTCGCCGAGCCCGACCCGCATCGCTCCGGCGACGCGCGCCCCGGTGGTGAAGCTCTGTACGTCGGCATCCGCCACCACGATCCGGGTCATGGCCCAGATCACGATGCTGGACGAGATGGTGCGGCCGTCGAGCGCGGCGACCTGATCTCGAAGCGCGGCGTTCTCGGCGGCGAGCGCCTCGTTCTCCGCGGCCAGCGCATCGGCCCGCGCCGCCTGCGCCGTGAGCGCGGCCAGCTCGGTACCGAGCAGTGCCGCGATGGCCTCGACCGCCAGCGGGGCGGCATCGCCGACGCGCCAGCGCGGCGATCCGTCCGGCTTGGTGCCGTCGGCCACCCACGCGACCTGATGAGCCCCGGCGATCGTGCCGTCGTCCTTCCCGCGAATCAGGATTTCGTAGATCGCCATTTTCCATGCACCTTCGTTGGTTCAACAGGCTTCGATCCTCTGTCATCAGAGGGCGAGCCAATAACTACCGTTGGAGCCGACAAGTAGTGTCACCACGCCGCCGCCCGTGACCTCACCGAGACGGCTGACGGTGCTACCGTCTGTCACCCAGGCCAGACTGCCCGCGCCGACCAAGGAGGCGCTTGGAAGCGTCGCGACCGTGTAGGAGCCAATGCGGGCGACGCCGGCCACGTGGAGTGGCGCCGTGGGTGACGAGGTGCTGATCCCGACATTACCGGCGTCGTCGATGCGAACACGTTCGGCGGTCGTCGCGGTTGCTTTCTGGGTCGTCTCTATTGTCAGATAAGTTCCATACGCGCTCGGACTGCTCCAATTTTCGGCAGCGTAGGCGCGGATCGCGGCTCGCCGCGCCGAAAATCCAGTTCCGTCGTGACCGTGCGCAGAAAGCTGGAACAACGCATCGTTTGCGATCACAGCGGTCGGGCTCGCTGGAGTCCCGTTGGCGCGCCGCAACAAATAGACTGGCATTCCGCCATAGCAATCTGTCGTATTGAATGCAGTCGTCGTCCCAACGACATGAAGATTGTAGGCCGGCGAAGCCGTCCCGACGCCGACCTTGCCGTCGGCCGCCTCGAAGAGACCGCTGGTCTGCCCGAGCGCGCCGGCGGAGCCCCATCGCGCCAGGCGGCCCGTGACGGCGCCGGAGAGCACCACGTTCGCCTTGGCCTGCCCGGCCGTCGCCCAATCCCAGGTGACGGTGCCGGTGTCCGTCACGACGCGCTCGGCCGAGAGGCCGGCCTGCGCCGTCTTCACCAGATAGTCGGCCCCGGCCGGCGCGCCGCTTCCCGGCGCCGCCTGCTCGACCCAGGCGCCGGCGACCTTGGTCCAGGTCTGCCACGGCGAGACGTCGATCTTGACCGCGATGTCGCCGTCGTCGCCGAGGCCGACGTCCGGCGTGGTGCCGCTGATCACGTACATCACGGCGCCGGATCCGGCGAGCGCGGCGAGGTACTCGCGGACCTTCGCCTGGGTCACGGCCGGATCGTAGCGCGACCACGAGCGCTTCAGCAGCGCGTAGGAGAGGCCCGACGCTGTGGCGCCGGCCCAGGGGAGATAGAGCTCGAGCGCCGCATTGCCCGTGACCGTCTTGACGACGCCGAGCAGGCCTTGCGCGTGGATCTCGTCGCCGACCTCGGCGACCGAGGCCCACAGCGTGCCGACACCGGTGACCGTGGTCGAGCCGTTGGTGACCGAGAGCGTGCCGGTCGTGTAGGGAGCGCCCAGCGCCATGGGTCAGGCCTTTCGATGGATCAGACGACGTTACGGGGTTCGAACAGCGCCATGCCCGGATAGGTCGTCAGGTTTTCAATGACCTGCCCGCCGGTGTTATAGGCGCTGTTGGCCGTGACCTGTTTCCATATCTCGAACGTGTATGCCGTTCCGATTGTCAACCGCTTCAGCAGCGCGCCGGAGATAATGCCCACACTATAAAAATAGTCCTGATTGCGGGCTCCGATGTCGATCTCGATCACCAATGTCGACGCCGCGTAGATACGCAAATAGAACCGCACGGTGAAATTCGCTTTGTATGTGCTCGTGTTTATGGCCGTCTCTACCGATATCGCAATCATTACGTTTCCGCGTTCCGGCGTGAAACTTCCGGCGGACCAATAGAACGCCTTGTCGTAGGTGGTTTCAAAGTTCGACGTCGAATAGGGGTGCGCGATCGAGACCGTGGTCGCGTTCCCGATGACGTTGAGATTGAGCGTCGCGGCATCGGCCGTGAGCTTGTCGACAGACAGCGCGCCGGCCGCGACCTTCGCCGCCGTGATGGCGTTCGCTGCGATCTTGTCCGACGTGATAGCGTCGGCGGCGATCTTGCCCGCCGTGATCGCGTTCGCTGCGATCTTGGCGGCGATGATGCACCCGTCGATCAGCATGTCGCCGCGCAACGCCAGCTTGGTGACACCGTCGACCGTGCCGATCGCGAACACCGGCACGGGGTCTCCGCCACTGACCCCGGGCTTGGCGACCTTGAAGTTGTCCGACACCACGACGAAGTCGCTGGTGGTGCCGTCGTTGACGACGTAGTAGCCGACCACGTAGCCGTTCACGTCGAGCGCCAGCGCATAGAGCGCTGTGAGCGTGCCGCCGAGCGTCTCGACGATCGTGGCGACCTCGGTGATCGAGGCCTGCAGGCTGCCCTTGACCGCGCTGACCAGCACCCGCACCTCGCGCTTGTCGATCGCGTTGGCCGCGTCCTGGTCGGCGGCGGCGCCGGCGATGCGCTGGGTGCGGAAATCGATCTCGGCGATCTCGCGGCCGAGCTCCTCGGTGACGTGCTCGCGCAGCCCATCGACCAGGGAGCCCGGTTTCACCGTGGCCTCGAAGGTTCCGAACGTGGTCTCGACGGTCGGGCCGGGCAGCCCGGTGGCTCCGATCGCCCAGGCCTGCAGCTTGACGGTGCCGCCCTCGACGTGGCGGATCGAATAGGTGCCGTCGAGCGACAGGCCCTCGGACACGATCTCCCAGGTGTCGCCGTCGTCGTAGCTCAGGCGCACCACGTAGGACGCGGCGCCGCGGGCCGCGGCGATGGCCCAGTCCATCACCAGGGCCGAGCCCTTGGCCACGGCCGCGGCGCGCACATAGGCGACGGTCGGATACTGCGGCGTGCGGATGTCGCCGATGCTCGGCACCACCGGCTCGGGCGGCATCGCGGCGCCGATCGCGGTCCACACCTCGGGCGCGTCGACCAGGGCCTCGATCTCGATGCTGTCGCGGCCCTGATGCGCGATGCGGCGCACCAGGTACTGCTGCTCGACCGTGGCGAGCGGCCCGATCAGCACCGTGGTCGGCGCCTGCGTGTCGAGCGCGACGACGGAGGCGAGCGACTGGCCATAGGCCGCCTCGACCGCGGCGACGTCGTCGGAGTCCAGCGTCACGACGTGCGGCGCTTCGGCGTCCGGAATCGTCACGGCCACCGGGCCCCACTCGCGGCCACGGCGGTCGCGCAGATAAGCGTAGAGCGTGCCGCCCTGATCCATCGGCGTGTCGAGCGTCAGCGTCGTGCCGCTGCGCGCCATGACGCCACCGGTGCGGCTCGATCCGCGATCGAGAAACCACATGTCGGCCAGGATCGGATCGCCGCGCCCGACCAGCCGGCCCATGCGGTCGCACGAGAAGGTGCGCTTTTGGCGGCGATAGTAGCCGGCGGCCGCTTTCCAGCGCGCGATGTGATTGGCGTGACTCCACGTCGTGACGCCCTCGACTTTCATCCGGGTCGGCGTCAGCGACGCTGCTCCGTAGGTGACGCGGGTCTCCCGGGTGCGGCGCGGATCGGCGTCGGGGCTGTACTCCACGATGACGTCGGCCGCGCCCTCGTCGCGCGCGATCTGCACCTCGACCTGCGACGAGCCGCGCTTGATCTGGCGGCGGCTGAACACGTGCCGGCGCACCGCCTTGGGTTCATCCCTCACCAGCGACCACAGCGAGCCGATCACGGCGGGCTCGGCGCGCATCGGGCCGAGCACCACGGCCGCCGCCTCCCACACCGAGACCGGGCCGCGGATCACGCCGTCATAGGTGTCGTGCTCGGACAGGCTCCCGGCGTAGCCCGCCAGCGTGTCGACGTCGACCAGCGACGGATCGAGGGCGCCGCCGTAGCTCGAGGTGAGCACATCGTGATAGGCCCACACGCATTTGCGGGTGGCCTCGGTGGCCCAGGCCGTGCCGTCCCAGACCGGCAGCTTGCGCGTGGCGCGCACGTAGAGCTGGCCGAACGCCGTGACGCCGAGTTGCTTGCCGCTGCGGATGCGCACCGCGATCTCGGTGACGTGCGGCCGCGTGACGGTGTCCGGGAAGTGGGCGCGCAGCCCCGACCAGATGATGGTGTTGATGCCCTTGTCCCAGTAGGGCTGCATGTTGCGGCCGCGCACCAGGTAGCGCCCGTCCGGCACCGTGACGTATTTGGTGTAGCGCAGCGCGCGGGTCGAGTAGACCGAGGCGCCGTCCTCGAGCAGCGTCACCCACGGCCCGGTCGGAACGTCGTCCTCGTCGCACGGCGCGTACTCGAATTTGAGCGACCAGTTGCCGGCGAACGGCTCGGACCCGCCGTTGTTGGCCACGCCCTGCGGCAGCTCGTAATCGAGCTGGATTTTCGAGGTGGTGGTGCCGACCTCGCAGACGGCCCACGGCCCGGAATAGGCCGGCGTGTCCTCGGGGCGCGGAAGCTCGATGCTGCTCACGCCCGGGTGGCTGTAGACCGAGCCCGGCACCAGCGTCGAGGTGCCACCCGGCGCAATGATCTCGACCGCGGTGTCGGGCGTATCGAACGGCGCGCGGATGCCGTCCTCGGCGGTCCACAGCCGCGAGGCGCTCTCGGTGCCGACCTGGATCTCGTGGACCTCGTACTCGCCGAGCCCCAGCGTCATGCGCTTGTAGAGCAGCACGTCGTCGCCGTCGTAGACGGTGTAGTCGGGCTGCGTCAGGTCGGGCGAGGACCAGAACCGGCCGTAGCCGACCGGAATGCGGTCGCCCGGCCGCGGCAGGTTGCCGCCGCCCGAGACGCCGTAGACCGAGCGGGAGTCGGTATCCGTCGTGTCGTTTGCTTTCGCCTTGGTGGCGAGCGAGATCGCGTAGGCGCCGCCGACCACGAGTCCGGCCTGGACCGCCGCGACCGCGCCGGCATAGGCGCCGGCCGAGAGAAGCGTGCCGGTGAGCGCCGAGCCCGCGCCCACGAGCGCCGGCGCGGCATACGGCGCCAGGGCGAGCAGCGCCAGCATGGCGACGGCACCGCCGATCTGCTTTCCGGTGTTGCTGCCCGCGGACGAGCCGCCGCCGAGCGGCAGATAGGTGATGAGAACGGTCTCGTCCGGCCCGACCCGGGTGCGGGTCCAATCGGCGCGGCACACCACGGTGTCGTCGGTCGCCGCGAACGCGCCGCCGGCCGGGTGCCGCGAGACGATGAACGGCCGGCGCGCATCGGCGTGCCGCGCCACGATGGCCGCGACGCTGCGCCGGCGGCGATCGAGCACGATGGGCGCGCCGACGGCCTGACCCATACAGGTGCGGGCCAGCAGCGTGGCGCCGTGGCGTTTAGGGGTGCGGGGCATCAACGGACCGGGACGAACCAGGTGGGGAGCCAGCCGCGGAGCGCGAGCTGGGCGAGGGAATCGAACACCACGCCGTGGGGCGCATCGGTGTGCAGCACGCCGCCGCCGTCGAGCGCGAGCCAGACGCCGACATGCTCGTGCGGCCGGCCGGAGCGGCGGCGCATCAGGACGAGGCAGCCGTGCGTGGGCCGCAGCGCCTGCTGCCAGTCGCCATGAGCCGGGTGCTCGGCGAACACCCGGTAGCGCTCCAGGCGCCCCTCCGCGTCGCAGGGCGGGGCCTCGCGCATCACGTCGGGCAGCGAGCGGCCGAACAGGTCGCGCTGCACCTGCTGCACCAGGGCGCCGCAGTGCAGCCCGGTGCGGTCCCAGGGGCGGCCGATCAGGGCCGAGACGTAGGCCGCGGCGTCAGTCATTCGCCAGAGCCGGGTAAGACTCGCGGTCGTAGGTGCGCAGCGTAAACGCCTGCGTCTCGACCTGCGGGAGCGACACGGTGGCCTCGGCCGCGGTGGCGGTGAGCGTGGCGACCCGGAGCTGCAGGCCGCTGATCACCTCGCCGGGCTGGGTCAGGTCCGCCGACGTGTAGACGCGCCAGGTGACGGCGAACGGCTCGGTCGCGGCGGTGGCGGCGAGCAGCGGTCCCATCAGCAGGTCGGCGGCGAGGTCGAGCCTGACCCGCATCGGCGTCGGCCCGTCGTCGTCGACCCCGGGCGGGATCACGCTGACGCCGAGCGCGGTGAAGGTGACGGGCGTGCCGCCCAGCACCAGCGGCAGGTCGATGTCGTCCTGCCCGTTGCACAGCACCCGGATCGGCTCGGCCAGCGTGACGTGGTCGAGCTCCAGCGTCTCGTGGCAGACCTCGCCGGCCGGCACGGCCGCATAGGCCTCGGCGATGGCATCGGTGAGCGGCATGATCAGGCGGCCGGGAAGACGAGTAGGGTGAAGGAGAGATCGTAGAGGTCACCGGACGCGGGCGGCGCCGACCAGCGGCCGCCGTCGATCTTCACGGTGCGGGTCGTATAGGTTCCGTCGATCGGCACCGACATGGTGAACCGGCCGGTCCCCCTCGCAATGTCGTCGCGCCAGAAGGCGCGGAAGATCGCCAGCTCGGCCCCCGACATCCTGAGCTTATAGGGCAGCCGCTCGATCAGCGTCTGCCCGCCGACGCGGTCGATCGGCGGCCCGTCCTCGACATCGGTCGACACCGCCGGCGCGACGAAGTCGCCATACGCGAATCCCTCGACCTGCGGCTGGTAGCGCGAGGCGAGGCCGGACGGCCAGCTGGGGAGCGCCATCGGATCAGCCCCGCAACCGCGGCCGGAGGCCTGCGGCCTTCGACGTGGCGCCGCGGCCCGAGCCGATCCTGCTGGCCACCATGCCGTCGACCGCCGATTCGATGTCCAACACGGTAGCGCCGTTGCTGTCCTGGCTCTGGCTCACCTGCACGCCCGCGGCGTTGTTGTTGATGATCACGGTGGTGCCGCCCCCGCCCTGCGCCGCGACGCCGAGCCGGCCGTCGCTGGTGCGGCGCAGCGGCATCACCGCCTCGGGCCCGGCCTCGCCCATCAGCCCGGCGCCCCTGGCCATCGGGAAGATGGTCGGACGGTCGACCACGCCGCCGCGGGCGAACGGGATCACGTTGCCGCCGGCGAACACGTTGCCGTTCGCGTTCGGGAGCAGGCCGGAGAGAACCGATTGCCCGCCCGGCCCAAGCCCGCCGAGGGCCTTCCCGACGAGATTCTGAAGCGACATTTCGATGAGCTTGTCGGCCAGCCGGTTGAGCGCGTTACCGAGCGCCTCGGTCGCGGACACCCCGTTCCGGATGTCGCGAACGAAGCCGGTGGCGAATTCGGTGCCGAGTTGGTTCAGCGTGCGGAGATCATTCGACCGCTGCGTGGCCTCACCGAGCGCCCTGGCATTTTCGCGGAGCAGCCGGGTTTCCTCTTCGGTCGGGGATCGGCCGCGAAGCCGCATTTCCAGGATCTTCTCCTGCTCGGCACGATACGCTGCCGCGGCGCCGACGGACATTCCGATTGTGGCCGTCTCGATCTGAAGCTGCCCGGTTTGCTGCTGCATCTGCAGCGTACCCAGAGCCTGCGCCCTGGTCAGCCGCAGCAGCGCCGCCTCTTCGGCCTGGGTGATACGCACCCCTGATGCCCGGGCCTGCGCGATCTCGATTTCCTTCTGCCGCACCTGATCGCCAACGGAGCCGATCTGCGCGAGGATACCGAGGCGCTGGGACTCGAGCGCGAGCTGCCGTTGCTGTACCTGGGGGTCCACGGTCGGCGGGCCTTTGAGGGACAAGGGGGGTCCGTATTCCTCCATCGGTCGAGGCTGTGGCAGGGGCGGGTTTTTAATCGCAGACGGAGCGCGCAATGCGGCCGCGCCCTGAAATCGCGCCGGCAGCGGTGGCGCGGACACGGCTGGCGGATACGACGTCGTCTGGTAACCCTTGCCGAAGACGAGTTCCCTCAGCTTCTCGCCGAGATCTTTCTCGAACGTAGCAAAGCCTTCCTGCGCTTTCTGAAAATCCGAGACAGCCTGAACTGTGGCCGAGCGCACATATAGGCTGAAGTTGGTCCACGCCTTGTTCCACGCCACGTCGAATTCGCGCGCCTTTTTGATCATCTCGTCGTTGGCCGCGCCGCCAAACGACGCAGCCTCTTCTCTGGCGCGGCGCAGCGCCTCCGGCCCGCCCTGAAGCAGGCGAACCCATTCCATCGTCGCGGGCAGGCCGGCCTGTTGCAAGATCTGCAGCCGCTGCTGATCGCTCGCCGCGTTCTGGACCAGGGACGCGACCCGATCCATGGCGTCGGCCGTGCCCTTGACCGTCTGGCCGTTGGCCCGCATCAGGTCGGCCAGAGACCCGGCGCCGCTCTTGGCCCGGTACACCTCGGAGGCAAAACTCTTCATCGCCCCGGAGAAATCGTCCTGCCCGATGCCGCGGAACGACGCCGCGGCCTGGAGCTTCGCCATCTCGGACGACGTGACCCCGGCGGAACGTGCCGTGTCGTCGAGGGTAAGCGCGAAGTCCTTCCAATATCGCCACGCCGCATAAGCTCCCGCGCCGAGCGCCACGGTGCCGGCGGCGAGCAGCGCGACCGGTGAGATCAATCCCCGGAGCTGTCCGATAAACCCCCGAACCGTGCCGTTCGAGCTCGTGAAGATGTCGGCGATCTGCGTGCCCTGTTGAGCGAGCACGGTGAATGGAGATTGCCCGCCGGCCAGCGACACGCCGACGTCCTGGATCTGGCGACTGAGATTTGTCAACTCGTACCGCGCGAGCCCGGTGCTGCGCGCCATGTTCTCGTTCGCCGGGACGACGCCGAGATAGCGACGGCGCGCCTGTTCGACGACGCGGGCGTGTTCCTGAACCGTCGTGATGCCCTGCTGCAGCGCCCGGTCTGCGATACCCTGCGCGCGTGCGAACTGCTGCTGCGCCCGATAGTTCTCATCCACCCGCTGACGCATCACGTCGTAGCCGCGGGCGACCGAGGTCTGGCGCCGAGCCGATGTCTCGGTCGCGGAGGCCATGGCCACGCCGGACGACGCCACGCCCTGCTGGGCTTTATCAAGTGCGGCGAGGTCCCGCGTCGTCTTGTCCAGGCCCTCGGTTCGGGCCCGGACGGTGACGAGGCGGATGGTTTCGGTCGTCGCCATGGTTACACCGGTTGTTTCTGCTCGCGGCGGAGGGCTGCCTCGGCCTCCCTGGCCCGCTCCTGCTCATCGCGCCGGGCAGCCAGGTAACGACCGTCCAGCGCCTGCACGAGGGCGGCGAAGCGGTCAAATTCGTCCAGGTCGTCGATCCCGTAGCGGACTGCCCATCGATCGATGGACGCAAATGGGATTGGTCCCTCGCCCATGCCGACCGAGCGGTCCGAAGAGAGCGTCGTGAACGCGTCCCAGACCATCGCGGCGCCCGGCGGCAGCACCGGGCGGTCGAGATAGCCGGGCGGTACCTTTCGGCCCTCGGCGAGCCATCTCTCGAGGATCTCGATCTCGCCGCCCCACGCCATCTGCCAGCGCAGGGCGTCGGTCAGTTTCCCAGGTCGGCCGCGTGCGCCGCGTCGTCGTGGCGACCGACCTGCATCGCCGCCCACAGCACGGCATCGCGCACGGCGGCGAGGTCGGGATCCGCGAGCACACGGCGCGCCGTATCGGGCGAATACGGCTCGTCCTCCCAGTTGCGCCATTCGAGCAGGATGGCACCGAGGATCACTTCGGTCTCGATGCGGTCGAGCTCCTCGATCGGGATGCCCGCCGGGTCGGTACGCAGCTTGGCCGGCAACGCGCGGATCAGCTTGTTGCGGAGCGCGCGCGCCGAGGCGCACTGCGCGCCCCGAACCCGAACCTCGAAATCCCCCATTTCGGGGATGTCGCCGATCCAGGCGCCGCTCTCCTGGCGGGCGGAATTCGTCTTGATGTCGGCCGTCTTCATGGGTGCCTCACGAGCCCGCGGTCGGGGCGACCTCGGTGATCGCCGAGGTGATGCCGAGCTGGAAGGTCTTGGTGACGAGGGAATCGTTCTCGCCGCCCGATCCCTTCTTCGAGGTGACCAGCGCCATGAAGTAGTCGATGCCGTCAGTCCCCGTGGCGTTCAGGCGGTCCGGGTTCACCACCTTGAACGGGTAGTACAGGTTCGTCGCCTCGGCGGCGATGAGGGCCTGCTGGCCGGTGTCGGCCGGATCGGGATAGACGACAATCTCGGTATCGCCGGCGTCACGGGCGCCCTTGGCCTTGCGGACCCGGGCGTCTCCGACCACAGCGCCGCTCTGGATCGACGCCTGGTCACCGTAGCTCGGCACGCTGCGGACCATGCCGATCTCGACCCACGTGAGACCTGCATATGCGGCGGCATCGGCCGGCGTGCTGACTTGACTCGGGCCGATATAGATCTTGGTGCCGGAAGACGAGCGAATGTTTCCCATCGGAATGCTCCTGTTGCTCTGGTGATCAGGCCGGCGCGCCGGTCGCGGCCTTGGACGGGCGCTTCGCGTCGACGGAGACCGCGCCTGCGGCGATGCGGCCGAGCAGCACCGGATCGTCCTCGCGCACATCGATGTCCGCGGTCTCGCCGGGGCGGACCGACGCGGTCGGCGGCACGCCGTCTTTCGGCTTGCCCGGGATGACGAAGTCGAGCGTCTGCCGGGTGTGGTTGGTGATCCTGGGCATGGGGGCCTCCTCTCAGGCGTCGCGGAACTGGTATCGATAGGGCACGACGACGGCGGCCCGGACGTAGTTGCCGCTTTCGTCGTCGATGTAGGGCGTGCTCGGCACGAAGGTCTCGACGCCGGCGAAGGCCGTGTCTCGGAACAGAGCTGCCAGCGCGTCCGCCTTCGTGGTGACGTCCGCGTGGCCGGCACCGCGCGCCATGTGAAGCACGAGCCGAAAGCCACCCTCCTCCCGGTACAGCCGATCGGTGACCGGCATGCGTTCGACATTCGAGGCCGGGAACTGCACGGCGATGTACGGCGAGGCGTCGGCTGGCGCTTCATCCGTGATGTTGGGGGGCACGACGGAGATGCCGTCCCACGTCTCTCCGAGACGAGCCAGCACCGCGTCGATCACGGCTTTGGAGGCCATGGCTAAACCGTCACCACGACGGCCGGCTGCCGGCGCAGCCAGTCATTGCGGCTCTGCGCGCTGGCGTGGCCGCGATGCCCGATCCGGGTGCCGCGCGCCCACGAGTCCAGAGCGGAGGTCCCGATCAGCGACCGATAGGAGAAGCGCACCTTGGCGACGTTGCCGAAGCGCCGGGCCGCGAGCATCGCGACGACCTGATAGACGCCGTCGGGCGCCTGGTTCGAGAGACCCCGCTCGATCTTGCGGGCATACGGCTGGGCATTGACGAACGCATACTCCGCCGCGTCGGGCGCCTGCTCGCCGGAGCGAACCTCTACGCCGTCGGCCAGGAGGATATGGCTCGCCGCGTAGCGACCCGTCAGCTTCGGCGAGTGCTTGACCAGCGCGTCGGCGATCCAGCCGAACACGTCGATGAGCAGATCGAACTCGAAGACGATCGTGCCGCGGTCTGGATTGATGGACTCCAGGGCGGCGCCGGCGCGGCCGTCGACGAAGGTCTGGTGCGATGGGATGCGGCCGAGCGCCGCGCGGTTCTTGTCCTCGGCGGCCTTCAGCTCGGCCCGCGCAACCTCGGCGATGGCGGCGCTGCGGGCGTTCGGCGAGAGGTCGTCGCGCAGGATCAGCTCGACGTCCCGGCTGATCGGGTCGATGTTGGTGGTGATCATCCGCGCACCAGTAGCTCGTAGGCGACCAGCACGCCGCCGAGGCGTCGAGTGGAATCGTCGACTGTCTCGATGTTGAGCACCCGGCCGCGCACCACGAGCTTGTCGCCCGCGCGCAGGGGCGGAGTAAGGGTGACGTGCTCCGCGAGCAGGATCACCTTGCGATCACCCTGCTGGATCCCGGGGACAATCTCGGACGGATCATAACCTGTGATTCGCGCGAGGGCCTGGACATCGGTCGGCGCCGCTGGCGACGGGTTGAGGCGGCGGACCGTGATGGTCTCACCGACCTCGGCGAGCGCCGCCCGGTAGGCCGCCAGCGTCTCCGCCACGGACACCATCAGCCGTACACCTGCAATTTCAGCAGCAATCGCATCATTACGCCCTCCAAGACCTTGGAGGCATTCTGGCTCACGACGTACTGGACGCGCCGGACGTCGGGCACCTCATCGCTCGACACGGTCAGGTCGCGCGTCATCATCGGCAGGATCTGTCGAACCCCGAGCGCAATCGCCCCGACGATTCCCTTCGGCATGAGGTCCACGGGCGTCGCCGCGTAACCCGCGACGAAACGGATCCGCACCGACTCGATGTCGCCCCGCGTCGCCGGCCAGGCGCGATTCCACACGGGAGCGATGAACGAGTAGCCGAGCGGGCGGAGGAACACCCGGTAGTCGTCGTGCTCGGCCAGCACCTTTTCGACACCCTGCGCATCGTCGTAGACGACCGAGACGATCGACGTGCAGGGCGGGTACGGCAGGTCGATCCGGCCGCACCCGAAGTCGCTGCCCCGCAGCTCCCATGTGGCGGGCCGCAGCGCCCGGCTCAGACACCCATCGGAGGCCGGGTCGATCTCGGCCACCACGGCGTCGCGAGCCGCCTCGATCACGGCGTCGGCCGTCTCGGCCCCGAGACCGAGCATGGTCTTGAGCGTCGCCACGGAGACGACCTCGGCGTCCGGCGCCGTGACGAGGACGGGCGTCATGGGCATCCCACCGATCAGCCGCGGGCGTGCTTGCGGCCGGTGTGCCGCTCGCTCTTGTCGGGGTCCCTCTTCGGGTCGAGGTTGGGCTCCTTCTCGGGCTCCTTTTCAGGATCGGGCTCGGCGACGGCCTCCGACGGCTCCTGCTTCGCGGCCGCCGTCGCCTCGACCTCCGCGTCCAGCGCGTCGTCGACGTGGACGACGCCGGCCGCGACGGCGCTCCTCATCTGGCCCGCCGTGAGGTCGACCGTGGTTCCGGCCGGCAGGCGCCGACCGTTCAGGATGTACTCGGCGATCAGGGTACGCTTGGTGATCTCGGCCATGCCCGGCCTCCTGTCTGGTTCGGGTGAGGTCAGCCGACCACCTGGTCGACCGAGGCGGCGTTGCCGGCCGTGGCAGCGCCGCGGCGGTAGCCGATGCCGAGCAGCAGCGCCGACGACACGCTCGCCGCCGTGGCGGTCGTCACGGAGAAGCGGACATGGGTGAAGTCGTTCGCCACATCGAGATCGGCGGTCCGCACGTTGACGATCGCCTGCTTGTTGCTCTTGTCCGTGCCGGCCTGCGTCCATTGTGAGATCGCCTTTCCGGTGATGTCCTTGGCGCCGGTGCCGCTGGCGTCCTTGGCCTGCTGCAGCTTGGCATCGACCGTGGCGCTCGACCCGAGCGCGCCGGCCTGCAGAACCGCGAGGACCGAGCTCCAGGCGGACACCGGAACCCACCCGGACGTGACCGTGCCGGCGGAACGGGACACGGGATCGAGGGCGGCCAGGACGGCGACGCGCTCGCTGGCTTTCGTGATCGACATGATCGGTCTCCTGTTTCTAACGAGGGGGGCGAGCGCCCGGCGATGCCGGGCGCCCGTCGAGCCGGTGATCGGATCAGCCGGCGGGGACGTCGAGCACCACGAAGGGCGACACCTGATAGCCGTTCTCCTCCTTGAACGGCGCCTGCAGCCAGGGCTGCCCGTCGACGTTCCAGAAGATCTTGATGACGGTCTTGTTGTTGATGAAGTGAACGTGCTCGGAGGCCGCCACGAACGGACCGGATCCGTCCTTGATCAGGTAGTAGGACCAGTCGGCCAGCACCACGTCGCCCTTGGTGCCGAGCGCCGGGGCCCGGTTGTTCCAGCGGACCGGATAGCCGAGCAGCGTGCCGGCGAAGCCGTCCCTCGCGTTCTCGTGCCAGATGTAGTTGTCGTTCGGGTCCTTGAGCTGGGCGATCTGCGGAAGGGCGGACTGCGGCAGCGACCAGAGGGGCGCCCCGCCCCGCATCAGCAGCCGGGCCACCATGTTCACCAGATCCGGATAGTTCACCTGGTTCGCAGTGGCCCGGTTCACGGCGTAGGCGGCGCCGGCGTTGATCGCCCCGAGCGGCTTGCCGACGCCGTTGCCGCGCAGGAAGGCGTAGTCCTCCGCCGCCAGGACGGCGCCGCGGAGCAGGTTGCGCAGAAGCGCATCGGCCGCCTGCCAGTTCCGCAGCAGCTTGTCCGTCACCACGATGTGGCCGGCGATCTCGTGCGGCTCCAGCGTCACATCGGTGAGAGCCGCGTCGGTCTGGGGCTTCGCCGCGCCCTCCGCGATCCACTGCACCTGCACGCCGCCGTACATGTTCTGCGGGTTCGTGCCGGACTGGTCGAGGGCCGGGAACGTGAGCGGGGCATCCGGCGGGTCTCCGGCCGGGATCACGGTCGCGCGCGGGCGGATCATCGAGTCCTGAGCCTCGATCCGCATCAGCTCGTTGCGGAACTGCGGCGGAATCGCGAATCCGCCGGTCGTTCCAGTGTCCATCCGCATGTCGTTGGCGGCGGAGAGGTCTTCGCCGGAGCCGACGCCCTCGATGTAGCTGAGCCGCGGATCGTTGCGGGCGAAGCGCACCGCGTGAAAGAACTGGCCGAGACTCTCGAACTCGCGCCGAGCCTCCGGGCCGGGCGGGCGAACGATGCCGCCGCCCCGGGCGGCCGCCGGACGGACCGAGTCGAGCTGGGCCGTGCTGGCCTCCAGCAGCTCGGCCCGCTCGACGCGTAGGTCGAGCGACGCCTTTTCGGCCTTGAGCTTGTCGAAGGTCTCCAGCTCCTCGGCCGTGAGATCGCGATCCTCGGCCTCGGCCTTGTCGATGATGGCCTTCATGTCGGCCACCAGCTTCGCGCGCTTCTCCAGCAACGCCTTCAGCATGTCATGTCTCCTGAATTGCCGGCACGAGTCTGCGATCGCTCACGCCGGCCGGTGAGCGTTCCGCGCCGCTGAAGGCGGCTGGTTCAAAGCGAGAGGGCGCGCCTCTCCCGTTGCGTGGCGAAGGCGCGGCGGCGCGACGGCGCCGGCTGGTGCAGACTGGCGCCGAAGCGCCGCAGGGTGTCTTCCATGGTGCCGATCCGATCGGCCATGCCCTCGGCGACCGCCGGCTCGGCCAGAACCATGTCTCCCTGCCCGAAGCCCTCGCGCACGGCCGCCTGCGAGACGCCGCGATTGCGCGCGACGGCCTTGACGAACATCCCGTAGGCGGCGTCGACGCGCGCCTGGATGCGGGAACGGGCGTCGTCCCCGAGCGGCTGATACGGATTTCCGTCCGTCTTGTAGCGGCCAGCCGAGATGAGGGTCTTGCGCACCCCCATCCTCTCCATCGCGGCGGAGACGTCGTCGTGCACGCCGAACACGCCGATCGACCCGACCGAGCCGGTCGGGGTCACCACCATCTCGTCGGCCGCAGACGCAATCCAGTAGGCCGCACTCGCCGCCGTGGCGTCCACCTGGGCGACGATCGGTTTGGGCCCGCGCGCCGCGTGGATCATGGTGGACAGCTCGTCGGCTCCGCTGACCGCCCCGCCCGGCGAGTCCACGTCGAGGACGATCGCCTTGACACCTTCGTCGCGAAGCGCGGCCTGGAACATGCGCCCGAAGCCCTCGGCCGAGGTGCCGCCCGAAATGTCGCTCATGAGGTTCATCCGGCTGGCGATCACGCCTCGCAGCGGCAGCACGGCCACTGCACCATCCCGGCGAGCGATTGCTTGCTCCTGGACCTTGGTGATCCGCGCCTCGATCTCTTCCGCCGACAGCTTGGCGCCGGCGGCCTGGTCCTGCAGGAAGGCGAGAATCTCCTGAAGCTTCGATTCGCGGAGCGCCCAGCGCTCCTCGGTGACGGCGGCGACGATGTGGGCGTACCTCATGCGGCCTCTCTGGTGTCCTCTGCGCCGTCCGCAGCCGGGGCCGGCTCCGGTGCCTGCGGCCCACCCGGCGCCGGCGGATTGATGGCACGGTCGAGCGTGACGAAGTTGGCCGGGACGAACCGGTGGTCACCGTCCGGCCCGATCGGGTCCATGTCCTCGAGGGCGCAGATCTGGTTCGGCGTGAGACCCGCCACAGCGAACATTTCCTTGTAGAAGGCGGCGCGAGCGGCCGTGTCGCCGCGCAGCATCGCGTTCATGTTGAACTTGACGTAGAGGCCGGCGGCACGCTCCGCTTCGGTGAACAGCTTCCAGTTCAGCTCCTGCTCCCAGGCCTGCACCCACGGGTCGATGGTCTGCCGGACGAAGCCGATCATCAGCTGCTCGATGCCGCTGCCCCAACTCGTCGTCTTTTCATGGCTCTGCAGGAGGACCAGCGGGACGTCGTACATCCGGGCGATCTCGGCGATCTGGAACTCGCGCGAGCCGAGGAACTGGGCGTCCTCCGGCGGGATGGTGGTGTTGACGAATTTCATGCCCTCTTCGAGCACCTTGACCCGATGCGCGTTTTCGAGGCCTCCCTGGCGCTCGAGCTGGGCGCCCGGATCGGTGCGCTTCTCGGACGAACTCCCGAGGTTCTGCCGCGCGGTCGCCGACAGCTGCCCGGGGTGGAGCAAGAAGCCTCCCGATTTGGCGTCGTTGCCAAAGAACTTCGCGCCGAACTTTTCCATTGCGAGCGCCATGCCGACGGCCTGCCGCGCGAGCGCGATCTGCGACTGGCCGATGTAGCCGTCCTGGCTCAAGTCCATCACGTGAAGGACGTCGCCGTAGTCGAGATCGTGCTGGCGACCGTCGATCGACGTGCGGTACACGAGCCGGTCCTCGATCCGAACCGGACGCGTGGACCAGGCAAGCAAGGGCCAGAGGCCGACGGCCTGGCCGCGGTTGTTGCGCTCGATCTCGATGTAACCGTTCCCCCACAGGAGCGCGTGCGCCTGGATGGTCTTGCGCAACGTCCGTGAGTTCATGAAGTCGTTCGGACGAAGCCCGAGGCGCTGGGACAACGGATGATCGAGCACCTCCGCTGCGCCGCCGGAGGACGTCTTCTGCAGAATCTTTAAAGGGAACCGCGCGATCGGATTGGCGATGCGGTTGATGCAGGCATACACTACGGGCAGGTGCAGCGCCGTGTGCTCGGAAACCGGCACGCCCGCATCGGTTTTCGCGCCGCCGATGGCCCGCAGGAGCCAGTGCCGATCGTCGGACACCGGCTGGGATGCACCGAAGGCCGCCGCGGCGAGATCGGGCGACACCCAGCCGGCGAGACGCCGGCGAAGACGAGAAAACATCAGAGATCGACCTCGATGAGACCACGGGTTTCGTAGACGGAGGGACCGCCGTGCGCCTCCGGGTTCCGGCTCATCAGCTGGACGGCGCCGAGCACCGCGATCAGCGGGTCGATCTTCGCCTCGCCGGCCGCCGCCTTCTCGATGACGGTCGCGTTGCCGCGCTGCTCGGGCTTCGCGTTGCCGACGATCCAGGCCATCATGGCGCAGCCGGCGTGCCAGAACGTGCCGTCCTTCAGCTTGCGGGCGAGGCCCTTGACGGCGCCCGACAGACGCCAGCCCTGCGGCACCGCGACCACGAGATCGCCTTCCATGCCCTGCGCGGCGAGCGCGTCGATGATGTGGGTGACGCCGGCGGGATCGAGACCGATGCCGGCCTTCTCTGGCAGCAGGCCGGCGCCGTGCAGCTTGGCGCAGATCGCGGCGACATCCTCGAAGTCCTGCGTCGCGTGCTCGCAGATCACCAGGTCGCCGGCGCGTGCGAAATCGAGAAGCCGTGGCGCGATCCGCTTCCGCCGGTCCAGCACATCGGGCTGCGCCCAGGCCTTCGCCCAGCACAGCCAGTCCCGCGAGGCCCGGTCGCGGCCGATGACGGCGAGGCCGAGCAGATCGTCGAGGCCGCCGCCGTCGATCGACACCACGGCGACGTCGCACCGCGCGATGAGGGCGTCGAGCGTGATGCTCTCATCGCCGGCCGCGCCCCAGTAGGCCGTGCCCTCCCAACCGCCGAGCGCGACGCCGATCTCGACGTTGAGGTGCTGGCTCGCCCAGCGGCGCTCCTCGACCGGCCCCTTCTCCCGGGCCTCGTGATAGCCGGCCAGCATGGCGTCGAGCTGGAAGATACGGCCGAGGCTCGGCATCACCATCGGCCAGTTCGCCGGGTCGGCCCACGGCTTGGTCTCGTCGAGCTGCATCGAGGCGGGAAACTCCCACAGCAGCGGCAGCATGCGGGCCTGCGCGATCTTGCCGTCCCGCACGGCGCGCGCGTAGTCGAGCTCGGTGCGGAACACTCCGGCCGGCGGCTCGTCGCTCTGGGTCGAGATGATCAGCATGAACGAGTTCTTCTTGGCCTGGAGGGCGCCGCGAATCTGGCCGAGCACCCGCGCCGCGTAGTGGAGCGAGCCCATGATGTGCAGCTCGTCGATCAGCACCATGATCGGCTTCGAGCCGGTCATCACCCGCATGTCGAAGGTCTTGATCTTGACGAACGCCTTGTTGCGGCGGTCGCGGATCATCTTGAGGTGCTCGATGACGTGGAACCGCTTCTGCAGGTAGCCTTCCTCGTCGGCCTCGATGATGCCGGCCGCCTGCTGAAAGGCGAGGTCGGCGATCTCCTGGGTCGGGCCGATGAACAGCATCTCGCCGCGCGGCACCTCGTTGACCAGCAGCGCCGTCATGATCAGGCCGCCGCCGTTGGTCGTCTTGCCGTTCTTCTTGCCGACGAGCGCGAAGATCTCCGGGACGTGCCGCACCCCCTGGTCGTCGAGCGAGCCGAAGGCGGCGCGGATGATGTCGCGGAACCACTCGCCCGTCGCCTCGCCGAACGACGGCTGGCCGGCGATGTCGGGCACGCGCAGCTTGTCGAAGATGCGCACCGCGCGGTCGGCTCGCGCCTGGTTCAGCGGCAGCGGCGGCAAAAGCGAGCGGCCCGTGCGCAGGCGGTCCACCCAATCCGGGCAGGCAAACGACCAGGTCTGATTCATGATCAGTTCGGAAGGTCGCCGCCTTCGAGGAGGTCGCCCCACCCCGTGGCGGAATGACCCGTGCGGGCTTCGGCCTCGAGCTGCGCCTTCTTTCCGAGCGGCGCTTCCTTCGGCGCGGCGCGCGGGACCGGCGGCGCGGGATTGCCCTTGTCGTCGATCAGCTCGAGCAGCTTGGTCGCCGACAGTCGGTCGCCGAGCCGCATCTTCTTGAGCAGCACTTCGAGGGCCATGCCCTCGATGCGGTCGGCGCCCTCTTCGAGCTCCCGGGAAAAATACTTCCGCAGCGTCTTCTCGTCACAGCCGAGATAGCGGCAGATCCGCTGCTGCGTCCAACCCGACGCCCGGAGCAGACAGACAAGCTCCTGATTCTCCTTCGTCTTCGCGAACGACGGCCGGCCCCACCGCTCACGGATCGCTGTGACCGGTGCGCCGAACAGGTCGACGTCCGGCGCCGCGGCCGACCCGTCGTCCGAAAATCCGTCGCTCACGGAAATAAAACCTCCGAATGGGTACCCAACCGGTCCGCGGCCCTGCGGGGGGTGGACTTTCGACCCCCCCTACCCCTGGGCGAGGTCCTCGCGCTGGCCGTGCTCGTCGTGCCAGGCCTTGCTGACGGTTTCGAGATTGGCAGCGTCCCAGAAGAGGGCCGGGTCGCCTCGATGGGGGACCACGTGGTGGACGACGGGACTGTCCGGAGAGGGCTCGCGACCGCCCAGCACGATGCCGGTCCGCTGGCAGGTGCATGCGTCTCGAATGATCACGTCGCGTCGCAGTGCTCGCCAACGTGCCGTCTTGTACCAGGAGCGCCACGGCTGTTCACCGCGTCGCCGACGATCGTATGCCTGTTCGTCACCAGGAGGCGCAGCGAGCGACATGCCGATCGACGTGAGCCTGGGGGGCGCTGCCTTGAGACGAGCCATCCTGCCTTATGAACGCCAAAGCCCCGGAGCATCGCTGCTCCGGGGCTTTGAACGTCACGTCGACTACAGCGCCGTTGTGAGTCTCGTCGATCCCATGCTTCGCCGGACTACTCAGGGCTATGGCCTGAGGTCTGCGTCCGGTGCCTGCATCCCCGGACCCGCCCCGATGGGGGCTTGGGCTCCCCTGCCCTTCAGGCGTTCGGCTCGATCTGGTCGTCGGCGACCACGATTCGGCCCATCAGTCCACCCGCGTCTACGACGACGCGCCCGTGCGCGTCAACGCCCTCCACCGTGGCGACCACGCCAGCCCAGACGTCGACGATGAAACGCACCGCCTCGCCGATCTTGTAAGGCCGCCCGGCCCGGCCGCCCATCGCCCTGTGTTCGTTGATCTCGGCGACCGCGCTGCGCAGCCGGTCCATCTCGGGATCGCTGATCATCACCAGACGGCGACCGAGCATCATGAAGCTGTGGATACCGGGCGAGCGCAGCACCAGCGCGTGCTCGAAGTAGGTGGCCGGCACGAACAGGTAGCCGCGAAGGATCGGCACGTCGACGGTGATTCGCTGCCGAGCGCCGCCGCCTCGGTGGGTCCGCCACTGCCGCATCATGGGCAGCCATGTCGGCACGCGCCCCTGATGCCACAGCCAGGCCCGCGCCCGTTCCTCGCTCTGCGGCTCGACCAGCGCCACCACCCAGGCGCGGAACGCTCCGCCGTCCGTCGACCACTGGCCCTCGTCGCACGGCGGCGACGACCGCATGGGCGCCCGGCCCACCACGGCGCGATGATCTTCGTCGTTGATCGCCAGCATCGTCGTCACCCTCGCCCTTCCCTCGCCAGCTCGTCGGCTGCAGTCGCGTCGATCGGATCGGTCGCCGGGGGGCCGGTGCCGATAGGGCCGGTGCGGGCCGGCGGCCAGTCGCAGGGGACGCGGGCGCCCTCGCGGCGCACCGGCGCGTCGTTGATCGTTTTCGACATGGTTCGCAGCGTCGTGGTCTGCCCGGGCACCCGCTCCCACTGCGCTTCGAGTTTGACGCCGAGCGGCCGCAGCCACTCGGCCCAGCGGATGAACTTCGGGGTGTTCGGCTCGACGATCGGCCAGTCGGCGATCGGCACGGCGGCGAACGGCGCCAGCGCCGCGACGTGGTCGGGCAGCGGCGCCATCCAGGCGCCCTCGCCGTCCTGCCCGTCGCAGCGCGCCGCCGGCGACATCGGGCGACGCCGGATGGCGGCGAGCACGCTGCGGCCCTGCCACTCGGGCGAGCCGCGCCGCACCCAAACCGGCAGCACGGGCTCGGCCGGCGCGAAGCGCGCGTGCTCGGCCCACAGCGCCGGGTCGCGCAGATACCGGGCCGGATCGAGCACCGATTGCCGGGGGTTGCGGCGCCGCTGCTCGGCGAGGCCGCGCGCCCCCGTCGTCGCCAGCCGCCGTTCGTCGGCCGACAGCCCGGCCCACAGGCGCACCACCTCGGCCGGCCGGTTGGACGATGCAGGGTAGGTTCGCCTGAACGCTTCCAGCCCTTGATCGGGCAAGACCTCGATCGACTCGTTCCCTCGCCCACCCTGCGGCGTTTCGCCGAGGGAGGGGGCTTTGGGGGTAGGTAAAGGACTCTTGGACGGATTCTTCTTCTGTGAGTCGCACGAGTGAGACTCACCCAGTCTCACGGGTGAGACTCGCACAGTCTCAATTTGAGACTCACCCCGAGTCTCAAATTGAGACTCACCCCCCTCCGACAGGGCTTCCGGCGCGACCTCCGCCGGCTCGCCGCGCTCGCCCTCGCTGCCACGCAGCACGATCTCCCGGGCCTCGGCGTCGCCGTCACGCAGCCTGATCACGCGGCGACCGGTCTCCCGGTCCTGCGCGATGTCGTAATCGGCGACCGCGTCGAGGTTCAACCTGATCTCGTACTCGCGCTCGCCCCTCTCCCCGTGCCGCAGAAACCGGGTGATGAGGCCGACGCGTTCGAGCTCGTCGAGCCGGCGGAACACGGTCGCGCGCGACTGGCGAGAGATGTCGGCGATGTCGTCGGGATCGGCATGCCGGCACACGCCGCGCTCGTTCGCCCGATCCGCGATCACGAACAGCACGATCTGCGCGGACGGCCCGTCGGGCCGCTGCCGCATGGCCCAGTTCATGGCGACGATGCTCACGGCTCGCTCCCCGGCGCATCGTCGTCGGGCACGAAGGTGCCGGCGCCGAACCATCGCGTCTCGTCGCCGACGAGCAGCAGCTGACCCGAGCCCCACGGCATTACGGCCTTGACCTCGCCCTGCGGAACGCGCCGCTCGCGCACGTCGACCGGCTCCCAGCCGGGCCCCGGCTTGACGCGATCGCCGACGGCGAAGTGGGGATGCACGTATGGCCGCTTCGGCGGCACGGGCTCCGCGGGCGGCGGTGCTGGCACTGGCACGGGCGCCGGGGGCGCCGCGCACGCCGGCGCGGCAGGCGCCTCCGAAGCGGCCGGTGGTTTGAAGCTGAAGAGATCGGGGCCGGTCACGATCATCCCCGCTGGCGCATCTCGCCGCCGGACGCCTGCCGCGCCTCGCGCAGGATGTCGCCGACGCTGTTGCGGCTCATGCCGAGGCGCTCGGCAATGACGGGCGTCTCGATGCCCTGGGCAGCGAGCTGCAGCACCCGCTTGCGGCGGTGCGCGACGTCGAGCCCACGACGGTACTGATAGAGCGTCTCGGAGGTCGATTTCATCGGATCATCCTGTCTGCGGTCCGGGGCCTCGTCCCACCTCGGAGCGCGCTTCTGGCGCGCCCCGACCCTCTCCCTGCGACGAAGAGTGACGACCGAGGCACGGCGGTGTGCCGCCGTGCTGGTCCGGCACGCGGTCGCGCCCGTCGCCGTGGGCGCGCCAGAACTCCGTCCAGGGCAGCACACCGGGCTCGTGCCGCGCGACTCTGATCAGACCGCACGACCAGCAAGCCCGCTCGGTGCGGTATTGCGTGCGGTACGGATCGGACCAGCTGTGACGAGCGGCAGGCGGCATCTCACGCCCCGTTGCGCTGCCACAGCGCGCCGGTGTCGGGGTTGCACCACCAGATCGGCTTGCCGGCGGCCGTGAACGCGTCGATCTCGTGCCGCACGCCGACGCTGCTGTCCCAGCCCGGCAGGCGCACGACGATCAGCGCGTCGGCGGCCGCCATCATCGGGGCATCGAACGGCAGCCAGAACGCGTGATCGAGGGGATCGATCTCGGCATGAACCGCGATCGGGTGACTGTGCGCGATAGGCGAGAACACCCGCACGCCGCGGCGGGCGAGGTCGCCGGTGATGCGCGCCGCCGCCATGAAAGCCGCGTCGAGCCCGCCCGGAAACTTGCTGTACGGCGTCGCGACGTAGCACAGCGCGAAATCGCCCGGCAGCTTGCGCTCGGGCTCACGCGACGCCGCGCCCGCCGGCGGAGCGGCACCCGGGCGATCGTCCTGCCCGAGCCCCAGAATCTCGCACTCGGCCAGGATGGCGAGCCGCGCCGCCGCGTGCTGCAGATGGGAGCGGCCGCTCTGCGGGTCGGCACCGTCGCGCAGCCACCAGGCCGTGAGATGCCGCATCGCCGCGCCAAAGTCGCGCGACCAGGCGCGGCCGGCCCGGAACCCGACCCGCGCGCCCGCGTCGTGCTTGCCGGCGCCGTGCCCCAGCACGTCGACGATCGCGCGGAACGCCGCCAGGGGCGCGAGATGCCAGGGTGATTTCGGGCGCGTCATGGGTGATCCTCGAAATGCGGGCCCGTCACGGTGATGCGCAGGCCGATCTGTCGCTCGACGTCCAAAAGCTTGCCGAGCGGCCAGCCGAGCGCGGCGGCCGTGGCGACGGGATCGAGCCGCGCCAGCGCGGCCGCGACGATCCTGCGATAGGTGTCTCGATCGAGCGGCGCGCCGTCGACGCGGCGACGCAGGAGCACCTCGCGCCTCACCTCGCCGACGCGGCTGTCGTGCAGCAGCCGCCGCCGCCAGAGCGCATGCGCATCGTCCGGGCTTCCGCCGGCCCGCGCCGGATCGAGGCAGGAGCGCAGCATCACGCCTCCTCCCCGTCTCGCATCGCATCGGCCGGCGCCGCATAGACCGGCGCGACGCCGGGCTCACGGCGCAGGAACGCCGGAATGTCGATCTCGCCGGGATCGACGGGAACCGGGCGCCTCGCGGCGCC